CTCTTTCTACAAGTCCGCCTTTGATTGTTTCTAGTTCTTCAACTAGAGCATTGGCATAAGACTCATTGAGTTCTTCCTTGATTTCTGCAACCTTAGTTTTGATTGCGGTCTCGAAAATTGTTTTTGCTTTGTCCTGAAACTCTTCAGAAAGTTCTTCACCTTCAAGAAGTGCTGCAACGTCTGCATCAACGTCATAGTTCTCTTCTTCGATGACTTCTTCTTCAGTAGTCTCTTCCTCGGCAACAACCTCATCTGTAGTTGCTTCTTCTTCAGATACAACTTCTTCTTCTGTTGTTTCTTCTTCAGCTACTACTTCATCTGTAGTTGCTTCATCCTCAGCTACAACTTCTTGCCCATCTTCGATTTCGTCTGAAACTGCTTCAGCTTTTGCTGCTTTAGAGTTTACAACGTCTCTTACTTGAGCGAGGGTTGCTCCAGGTGTCTTTAGCTTATTGCTATCGTCATCTGGTTTTGAGTTTTCTGGAGTAGGTCCACCAAGGTCTTCGTAGCCTGGCCCTTTTGGTGCGGGGTCTGCAGCTGCGGCTCCTTTGGTGACTACGTTTTCTTCGATGTTTTCCATTTCGTGTTAATTGCTACCAATAGGACAATTAGGTCCGTAAGAACCTATACTTATTTATAGATTTGTTAAATTTACAGGTTATTTAGAAAATTGTTGAATAGACTCAACTTATGTTCTTCTAACCTATTTTGAGTAACCAATGTGTTAATTGACTTTTTGGTTTTCTCTGCAAGTTGTTCACGGAGTATTCCTCCATCCCAAACCCACTCTTTTCCTTCCATAATTCCATTAACAAAAGCATCTGGTGCGGAAGATCTGCAACGATATCAGCAGCAGTTGCTAACTGAAAATCTTCACCTACAACTTTACAACCAGTTCTATCTTCTCTTAGTGAACCAATACCACGAGATGATACACCTAGTTGAACACCTTCATCAAGTAGAGATTTTGCAATCTTACCCATAGGTGTTTCAAGTAATTGTGCTTTACCTTTAAAGTTATTACCTTCTCTTACAAGAGATGTAATTTTATGAGAAACTCTATCCAGATTTACGGTTGGACCTTCTGGATGTCCCAACTCACCAAGAGCACGTCCCTTGTTAGTAAAGTTTTCGTTATACCTATTAACTTCACGTTCAAGAGTATTGACTGGATACATTCTACCATTACGGTTTTTAATGTCTCCTTGCAAAAATACACCTTCAATATAAAGTTTCTTTTTAGAACCTTTACCTTCGGTTATTATTTTTACACTTGATACTTCTTCGGTAATTAGTTTCATTGTTCTTAGTTACTATATCCTACAGCAGCACCTTTAACTGCAGCATTTGCAGCAAAAATACCGTTTAATGGGTCTTTTACAAGTTCAACAGATTCACTTGGTGCTAAAGTAAATGAACCAATAACTGATCCACCGACTGATGCAACAAGAGTAACTAGATAAGCAGTCGTAGTATTTGTGTTTACGACACGAACCAGTCGTGCATTACTAAAGATTTTCGCAGCACCAGTATTAGCACCTAATGCCTCCTCTGCACCTTTTATTAAAAGTCTAGCCATCTTCTTGTGTTTCCTCTTCGGGTTCTACAGTAGTTTCGTCTTCAACTTCAGCTTGTGCTTCAGTTTCATGTTCATCCTCTATTTCATCTGGCTCGTTAAACATTCCAGCACTTACTTCTTGTTTCAGTGCATCAAGTTTTTCAGCAGATTTAGCATATAGAGAGTCCTTAATTGCATCACTAATGTCGCTAGGAGCTGCATCAGATGCAATCAAATCCAGAATATTAGGCATAATATGTTATCATAAGTATATAATTTATTTATAACTCGGCTTTCTTGCTGTCTTTTTGAAGTTGAGCTTCAACATCTGCTGCAGCTGATTCCATATCTGGTTCTGTAGGAACTTCTCCCATTGCCATCGGATCTCCTGCTGCATTTGGATCCATACCTGGAGGTAATGGTTCACCTGTAATTGGATCTACTGATGCAGGATCAGGAATGATTCCCTTTTGAATTTCATCTTCAATCTGTTCATCCATTTCAACCATTTCTGAATCAGACTGACGTAATACTTTTCTCCTTACATACTCATTAGAATAGTACTTACCAATATAAGGTTCAATGGTAGCAAGAATATTTAATCTTCCTTCCATAAGTTCAGACTCTTTAAGTTCTGCAAATTGATTATCATAAATGAAGTCATATTGAATATGATCTTCCATTACTTCCCAATCTTCTGGGGTAACAATATTCTTCAAAATCAATTGAGTTCTGAGCATATCATTAAACATTGCTGCAAAACGCTTTCTTAAACGTCCTACAAACTTAGCAAATTTAAGTTCATCTCTTAGAATTTCTGATGAACGTCCCAAATTAAATCCACCATCATTAGCAATTCTTGATTCAGGAACACCCAATGCCCTATAAAGTTTTTTCTGGAAGTACTCAATATCAGCAAGTTCTCCTAAGTTTTGTCCACCAGGTAAAGTTGTAATTTCAGTTCCTCTACCACCTTCTCTACGTGGCAACCAGAAATCTTCCATCATAGACATGAACTTTCTGTCATCTCTAACTTCACCAGTGTTAGCATCATAAACTAGTTTATTACGATAACGACTCATTACCTCTTTGAGGTATTGTTCTGCTTTAACTTTTGGAAGATTACCAACATCAATATAAAATATTCTTCTTTCAGGTGCTCTTGATAGTCTGTAAATTACAAGACTATCCTCAATCATTCTAAGTTGATTAAGTGCCTTAATTGCTTTATGAAGATATGAAAGAACTGTTCCTTTATTTCTATCTACTAATCCAGAACTACAATAAACAATAGAATCTTTAGCAATTTTAACTCCACCTTTTCCAGCACCAGAAACCATACCACTTGGATAACTTGGTTTTGGTGTATAGAGGAAATACTCTTCTATTTCTGGTTCTACATACTTAGCATTACTATCAGAACCCTTATTCATATCTAAGACTTGTTGTCCCTTAGATTTTTTCTTCTCCTGACGAATATACTTCATCTTCATAGGATCAATATATCTTAGATCCTGTATACCGTCTTGAGGTTTCTTGGTATCAATAACTTTTAGATAATATACTCTACCATCAATATACCAATTTTTAAATATCTCATGTGCCTTCCTATCGAAGTCCATGATTTCTTTTATATTTTTAAATTCTTCTCTAATTACTTTCTTTAATTTATCACCAGCATTTAAATTGGATAATTCAATCTCCACTGGAGAATCATACAAATCGCTAACAATCGCTTCATTAACAACATCTTCAATAGCACCATCCGCTTCTGGATGTAATGCCATCTCTCTGTATCTTTTAATTAATTCGTGTTCGGTTCTATATACACCTTCAATATCTACATACTGCCCATAAAAGCCACTACTTATGTAATTATCAACCCCGTCCTGATTGGTTTGAGGAACGGGGGATATTACTGAAGGTGGCGTTTTTTGGCTATCGTCAATAGAGAACCCAAAGAGTTTTGCCATAGTATAATTGTTTTCCTACTATTATAGCACTATTTAGTCGATTTTAGTTGATGTCTTCTCCACCAGCATTCGCACCAGTACCTTTAACTGCTTCCCACCACTGAACTTGAAGTTCAACTGTGAATTCTTGAATACCTGCGGAATCGTAGGATAATTCAATTGGAGCAACTTGGGTTGGAAATACATCGAAGAAATGATACTTTCTAAGTGTTTCTCCACTACGATCTAACTGATAGACATAAGCATCCGCTTGATAGTCTTCTGCGTTAGTCGAACCTGTGTTATCTGATACCTTATTGATGAAGTTCATCCACTTCTCAAATGCAGAGCGAATTGAGAAATCTGTATCATTAAGAACAGTGATTGACCATGTATCAAATGTTCTGTCTCCAGCGATTTTTAGAACCCTTCCTCTAAAAGGAACTTCGATTGGAGCAATATTTGATGCAGGTAATGCAGCAGTCTTAACAAGGAATCTTGCCTTGTTAAGAATGTCATTGAGCCCTTCAACTGATACTGCTGATGGGAAAGAAAGTTCGACCTCAAAGAGGTTCGAACGAGCACCACCGCCAGTTAGCTTACTTTTGAAGTCAGTAATCTTCCTTAGTGGGGGTGGGTTTAGTTGATTGCGAGTTGCCATAGTTTTACTCTAAGTTGGATTAAACGTTGCCAATGACTTCTTCAAATGCAACACCAGTTCTGGTGGCGATGAAGGTTAGACCGATGAAGTTAATCGACCTTGCAGGTTTAATGTATATATCGGCAATAAACTCATTATTGTCGATTACTGCTGCAGTGTTATTCGTTTCATCACAAATAACAACATAATCATAGATTCCTCGTTTCGATTGAACGTCACGTAAGAATGGTTCAACAATGTTCACAAAGTTAGTTCTTGTGATTTCATCATTAAATTCAAATAGCTGATCTTTAGCAGCAGCTGAAATAGCATCTTCAAGGTAGATGAATAATCTACGAACGTTGATTCTATCAAAAGCAGATGCTTTGCCGTATCCAGTCTTATCACCAAATAGAACAATTCCTGCTCCTGGTGATAGAATAACTGGATTAATTCTATTTGAATATAATTGATCTCTTTGTGCTTTACCTGGATTATAAGCAAGTTTTACAACATTGAGAATAGCACCTCTGTTTGTACCTGCTGGTGAGAACCAAGGGAAGTCAGTTTGATCTGTTCTAGCACAACAACCAGCAATGTCACCGTTTAGTGGAACATAGCGGAATGTGTTATTAAATCTATCATACATGTACTTGTATCCACTATCAAATACACCATAAGTCGTAGATGTGATAGGTGAATAGAAACTAATCAAATTAGATGTGATAGTATCATCATCCTGAACAGTTGCTGCTCCAGCAACGGTATCTGTAATAAATGCTTGTCTATAAGGTGAAACAAATGCAACTGCATCTTTTCTTGACTCAGCAACAGCGATTGCCTTATTAGCAATTGCTTGTGTCTGCTCCTTAGTGAAGTTAGCAGAACCTTGAAGTATAAAGTCTACTTCATACTGTTCCTTATTAGAGAATAGATTTAATCCACTAACAATATCATCTACACCAGAATCTAATGAACCTGCTACGTTGATGTCTGTTCCACCACCGTAATCTAATCCACCATTCAATTCAAACGTTGCTGCACCAGTAGTTCCGAAGTTTACATTCTTAGAATCCTGATCCCAACCACTATCTGCATCAAGGGTGTTAGTTGCTGATGTGCTATATGCTGATGTTGTAAGTCCTATAGACTTGAGATTTGCATCAGTTTGAGTTAGTGAAGGAGCTCCACCACCGTAGATGTACTTAGAATTGTTCTTAAGATACTTTCTCCAGTAAGAAGGACTTCCTGCTGAGTATTCACCATCCTTTGCTTTAGAAAGGTTAAGATGCTTCTCTAGAATTGTTCCAGCATTACCTGTGATTGTTCCTTTGTCATCAAATACAACAACATGAACCTCATCAAACCTACCTCCTCTGGAAGCAGCGTATGCTGAAGTTGAAGGACGATCTGCTAGTTGATCCCATTCAACTGGATCCAAACCAGTACTTAGTCCAACAGTTTGCTGTTCAAACCAATCTCTTTGTGTTGAATATGATGTTGTATAACCACTTGCATGTCCAATAGCGACTGCATTAGGTGTAAATGTTGGTATTGTAGCTGTGCCAAGATTGTTGAATGCATATACTCCTGATGGTTGATAATCAACATCAGTTTCTACACCTGCTGCAGTTACATGAGAGACAACTTTAACTCCAACAGTTGTTCCAGTAACTTCAGTAACAATACCTTTTAGGTATCCATCTGCTTGTGATGTTGAACCAGCACCAACAATTGCTTTACCAATCATTGATTGAGTTACAGCATAACCAACAGTGTTAACACCAACAACTGAAAGAAGTTCTTGATCTGCCTTAGCATCACAAACTGCTACTCTAATACCGTTTGCCCATGTACCAGGGTTTTTGGAAGCAACAACTGTACTTGAAATAGTGTTATCGTCATAACCTAATTGGTTATAATGATCATCACTCTTGATTTTTAATGCTGGTGTTGCATTGTCAGATGCATTTTTAAGCCCTGTATCATCTGCTCGTACAACTTGCATTGTACCACCATATGCTAAGTAAGATGATGCAACCATCCAACTTTCATAATGCTTATCTGTATTATACGGTTTTCCAAATGTGCTAAAAAGATCATCTTCGCTCTCAATTAATTGAGGAAGACCTACTGGACCTCGTGCAAATGGAGCTGCTAACGCACCGATAGATCCAGAAACTGGATCAACTCTACCAATTGTTAAGTCAACCTCTCTTACGATAATTCCAGGAGATGCTAAATTTAATGGCATCTTTTACTCTCCGAATCTTCATTTTTATACTGAAATTATTTATTCAAAGGTGCATTTTCATCGGGGAAACAATGCGTGAACATTACCAATCTGGGTACTGCCAATCACTAAATGCTTTATTTTTTCTCTTTTTAACTATCCTTTGTATCGTACAAACTTTACATTCATATGAATATGATGATGGTATTTCACCTCTACTTTTTCTAGTTAGATAATAATCTGTTAATAAATTTTTTACTTTACCACAAACCCTACATTTGCGTTCTGATAATAATAAATGCTCTAGCTTTAACTGCTCATCAAAATCCACTTACATATAATCCCACATATATGAACGATCACCATATTCATCAGTATGCCATCTATCTCCATTATCATCAACAAAACTTTCTGTTTCTAAACCTGTTTGTATGAATCCAAATGGTGCCATGTCCTGTTCAATTTGATTCTTTTGCTCTTCATATATCCTCTTACGAATGTCATTATCCGACATTTCCTTGAAATATTCTTGTTGAACTAACCATGCAAATATAACAAGGCACATTGCTAAGTCATCATTACATCCTTCTTCTGCCTCAAATGATTGATGTTTCTGAGCAAATGTTGTTAATTCAGATATAATTTCATAATCATTAACTAATATTTTATCATCTTCCAAAAGAGTTTTTAAGTTGGAACATCCAAGTTTCTTAACTGCTGCTGTAGTTCTTACACCAAGTTGAGTTTTCTTACCAGAGAATCCTTGTCCTACTATTTGCCCATTTCTTCCTCTCATAGTAGCCATTAAGATATTTTCATACTCCAAATCATATTGAAGTATACTTGCAACCTGATCTCCTATATCATTTACTTCTATTAAAACATAAGCATTATTATATCCTTTCGCAACATCAAGAATGATATTGGGAAATAACATAGGTTTAATTTCATTATTCCTATATTTTGCTACTGCCTTATATGGAAACTCTGTAGTATCAAAAACTATAAAAGCAGAGTAATCATTACCCAACCCTCTAGCAACGTCTACAGTTATTATATAATTGTGATCCTTTTTTGCCTTTTCGTAAATATCTAATCCAGCATTTCTAGTTTGTGGTTCTTCATATACCATTGTCCTCAATTTTGCAGGATTAATGAGAGTATTAACAGAACCTAAGAACTCACATTCAAACTCAACCTTAAACTGTTGCTCTGAAGTGTTTGCAATAGTTTGTGCTTTCCATTCAGCATCTCTACCTGGAACTTCACTCCAATGTACATCAGTAGGAATATATTCATTCTTTTGTCTTTCTGCATCGTGCCAATACCTATAAAAATGATTCATCCCATGAGGGGTAGAAACCATTATTACTTTCGTTGATTTACCAGAAGTAATAGTAGGATAAACAGAGGCAAAGAACGACTCAGCAATGTGATTCGGGACGAAAGCGAACTCGTCAAGAAAGAGGATATTAAAGGACATACCTCGGACAGCACTTGCAGACGTAGAAGCAGCCAATATCTTTGATCCGTTTTCAAGTTCTAGACTCCCTTTATTCCATGAGATTATACCCTGTTGCATCCATTTAGGCAAATTTTCATATGCAATTTGTAGTCTACCTAATAAATCTCTAGCAGTTGCTGCCTTGTTTGCCAATATACCAATATTTGTACTGTCATTAAAAACAGCATAATGTAAAAGATATGAAACAGATGTGGTAGATTTACCAGTCTGTCGAGGCATCTTACATATATTAAATCTGTCATTATGAAA